GCCTTTGATATCGCTTGGGAATTATTCCAAGCTCAAGTGTGGCAATGTTGCTATAAGCGACTGAAAAGGCCCATTTTCCCGGTTCCGGGCGAGGCCTCCAATATCTTCACACCACATTTTTATCTTGCTGAAAAAGCACCGGAATTTTTCCGGTGTGGCAATTTGGACTTGAACCGTTCCGCCACACCAAATCGAGGTGTGGCAATGCGTTCCCGTTTCGCCCAATTGACAGCTACCGATTCGACGCGAAATTTATCGCATGCCCGATCGCTACCAACCCCTCTACCATTGGCGCCGCACGAAGCTGGACGAGAATGACGTGCCGAGCGATTCCGACTGGTCAGGCTATGACGGGGATATCGGAATAGGGAGGATACAGTTGCAGGAGCATGGGCCGACTAAGGGGCGGTGGCTCTGGGCCGCGCATGGTCCTCACGTCCGCCACCGGCATACACCACACACTGGATATGAAGTGGAAGGCCGGGAGGCTATGCGGAAGGTCGAGGAATACTATCACGCGCTGATGGCGGCGAATGGGATGAAGGGGAGCAGGCAGGACTAGCCGCCCGCCCCTGGCCTCGCCCCATAGAATTGCCGCTCAAGGCGGTCTTGCCGCTCTCTCATGTCAAGCAATAGGTCGCGAGCAGAATAGGTGTTGGCCTGCGCCTGCTTCAGTTCATCGATCTGCTTTTGAAGCTGAGCCTTTTGCAAATCCTCCGAAGCCCAGACCCTTTCGAGCTCGGCCCGGGGAACCTGGTCCTTCCTTACCGTCTCGATCGAGGCTGACAAGTTGTTGAACTTGTCGATGTTCTCGTTTCGGCTGACGATGCGGTTATTCTCGTAGGTGCTCTTGAAGTCGGTGAACGCCGCCACCGATAGCGAGACAGCCGAAATGTCCCGGATATCGGTCTTCGTCTCGGCAATGCTGTCCTTGATGGGGCTGAGCGCCTGAGAGCCCAACGCCACGATGATGGCGAAACAGACACCTGCCGCAGCCCAGATCACCGGCCACTGTGTGCGGCTATTGCTGCGCAGCTCGTTCGACAGGGACGCCAGGCTAGCGTTGACGCTCTGGAACCCGGTGTTCATGTTGGACCTCAGGTCCACAATGTCCTTGCCCTGGTTCTCCACCCGCTCCGATAATCGGGCGTATTGGGCCATTGGGTCGAAGCTGTTGCCGTTGTTGCTCATGTCGCTGTTCCCTGCCAACCCCGTATGCCCTTTCAATGCGGATGCAATGCTATTTCCAGCACCCCTGTGAGGCACCAAAGCGGTTATGCGATGCGACCTGATCGGCGAAGGGCCGGTCTGTCTTGAGGATGGTCACTGATGTCTCAAGGCTGGGTGTCAGGCGCGAGAACCCGTCGCACGCATTCTGCTTGTTCGTCGCCTGACAAGCCCATAGCGGCGCACAGAGCAGAGGAATCAGAAGCAGAGACTTCGCCATTGATATCGTTCCTTTTGCGGAGGAGTTCGACGGACTGTTCAAGGGCAGCCGTAGCGGCCTGCTGGCGGCCTTCGTGTCTGCCGACGAGGATTGATGGGTAGACGGTCAGAAGCGCGCCCACGGCCACGCCTCCGCCAATCTTCAGCCATTCAGGCAGCAACTTGAGCATCGGTCTTCACCTGGAGATCGAGGGCGTCGAGGCGTTCGGCCTTGCGGCGGTTCGCGTACCAGCGATAGGCAAGTCCGCCGACCGTCAGGACAGCACCCACGATGATCAGGCCGGCCACCACCTTGCCGATCAGTTCGCTGCCCATGCTATACGGCGCCAGCTGGTCGCGGACCTGTTCGAGCGTCACGGCGATACCGCCAGAGCCAACACCGCCGCCGGTCGAGGCATCGGCCGCCGCCATGGTCGGGGCCGCCTTGGCATCCGACAGGAAGGCCTTGGCATCGCCGCCAACTGCATACTGGATCTCAGGGCCGACCGAGCCGGTGGCCCATGCCTGCCCTACAGCGAGCACGCCGGCCAGGCGGGATGTCCAGCCCTTGCCGAAGGTCTTGAACGTCTTCAGCGCCCGCAGGAAGGCCATGCGGCGTTCGCAGATGAGAGCGACCAGCCGGTCGTTGTCGTTGACGCCAGCCGCGGCAAGGATCGTCCCCTGCCCGATTACGCCGTCGATCGCGCCTTGATAGAGCCCGAGCGCCTGAAGCGCACGTTGCAGCCACTTGACCGATTGGCTGACGCCGGAGTTAACCGACCCGTCAAAGACGACGTAGGAGATGCCGGGGGCGAGCTTGTCACACTTGGCGAGATCCCAGTATCGGCGCTTGTAGATAGCCTGCAGCTCGGGGGTGCTGATGTTCTTGACGGGGAGAGGCGCCATATTGATCGATGCCCGGTATTCGTCATAGACGCGTTGGGTTACCCCCCGCATCGTCGCGCCGCCGGGATCCTGCGGGTGATCGGAGTAGCCGCCCTCGTGCACCAGCACCTTGGCGAGGGAACGCGCGAATTCGTTTGCGGGGTCGAGGACCTGCATGGATAGGCTCCAGATTGTCGATGGATGTTAGAAAGGCTTGCTTTTGAGCTGGTACCGGCCGGCGATGGCTGTGTGCTTCCACCCGAACCATTTGCCGCCGTTGCGATAGCCGAAGATGCGGCGGCCGCCCTCAAGCTCGATCACCGCCCAGTGTTTGACCGGAGGATAGGGCGAACCGGATTCGAAGATCAGCGCCGACGCCTCCGCCGAGTAGCCCAGCACATAGGCGTTGAACCGGTATGCAGGGTTCCTGCAGATCCAGCAGACGCGCTGCCACCAGAGCTTGAAGCCCTTGGCGGTTGGGTCGTATCCGTCCTTGCTCTGCTCGATCCCGCCGTCGAGGCTGGCGTCATGGGTATAGAACCAGCCAAGCCACGGAACCTGATTGCTGCCGGTGGCCATTGAGATGCCAGCGATGATCGGTGACATCACATAGGACAGCAGCGTCATCAGCCAGGATATCGGCACGAGCAAGGGGTAGACCAGCACCGCGGCGGGTGCCAGCCGAAAGACCATCATGAACATGGAGGCTCCGAAGGATTAGTTGCCGATCGCGCGGACGGTGACGGATACGCCAGCGCCTGCTGTCTGGAATGGGCCGGTGGAGAGAAGCAGCGTGGGGCGGGATATCTTCACCAGCACGTTGCAGCCGTTTTTGGTGGCTGAGCCCGCGACAACGCCGCCGCCGACTTCTTGATCGCCTATCCAGCCTTGGATGACGTCGATGTCAGGAACGGCCTCGAAGGCTGGGGTGAAGACAATCGTCGCAATCCCGCTCGCATTGCTGACAGCTGAGAAGCGCTCGATGCGCTTGGGCGTGCCGGGATCACCTTTATCGCCCTTGATGCCGACGCCTGGATCTCCCTTGTCGCCCTTGTCACCTTTGACCGAGACACCCGGATCGCCTTTGTCTCCCTTATCCCCCTTCGCGACCGGACCACGATTGGCAATCTTCTGCACCGTCGTCGTCACCGGCTTGCCGCCCTGAATGACGACAGCGACTTCGTTACCAGTCAATGTTTCAGCAGGTGGAAGCTTGGGAGGCATGTCAGGTCTCCGGGGCTAGAAGTTCATCAGCACGAGAGGTAGAGCCGAGCGTTGTCGCGATCATGTCGTGAAGCGTGGTCCATTCTGGATCCCCCGAGTTCAGATAGGTGGAGGCGTCATAGATGCCCTTGAGACGGGCGTCGGCTTGCTGCATGGCGCCGGTGATCAACTCGGCCTCATCGGTTGTCATCCGCTTCCACGGTGTGGATTTAGCGATGGTATAAGACAGCGGGGCGGTTGGGACGATCTTGATGATGCTCATGCCCCTACTCCATCCTTGAGATCGGCATTATCAACCCGCCAGCCCATGCGTTCCGATCGGTCGGTTGGAATATCCGAAGCATCGACGATCGCGAAAGGCTTTCCCGTTGGGACATCCTTCTCGGCGATCTGCTGAATGGTCATGCGTTCGAGCGCCTCGGCAGTCGGCCGCACGACAGCAACCACGCCGTTGTCTTGAGAATAGACGATTACCTGCATGTCACATCACCCTAGGATTGCTGCTGAAATGTTGGCCATGTCGGCAAGCGTCGCCGTCGTCACGTTGCCAACTGAGATGCGAAGCGCGGATGTCGTCTTCGTCGTTGGCCCGCTAGCAATGGCACCATGAATGCTCACCGCGGCGTCATGGTTCGTCGTCGTCACAGACAGGCCGCCGAAAACGACGCCATAGTTTGCGTTGGCCAGGGCGGAGGTAAAGTTGATGGTATAGTCGCCGACGCCATTGTCAGTGATCGACGAAACATTCTTACTGGCGTTGATGGCGACGGTCCCAGTGCCGTTGAAGTTCACCCACGCCTTGACATCAGACGACAGCGCCGCAATGGCGGCAGCAACAAACGCGGTGGTAGCGATCGAAGTGTCGTTGTCGCCCGGCGAAGGCGTTGGCGCCTTGGGGTCGCCTGTGAACGTCGGAGACGCAAGCGGTGCCTTGGCAGTCAGTTCGCCCTGAACATAGGCCGTGGTGGCAATCAGCGTGGAATTGTTGCCACCGGCAGGGGTGGGAGCGGCAGGCGAACCGGTGAACGTGGGAGACGCTAGATTGGCCTTAAGGTTCAAGGCCGTCTGCTGCGCGGTGCTGACCGGCTTGTTGGCGTCGGACGTGTTATCGACATTGCCGAGCCCGATGCCCGTCCGGAACGTTGCCGCATCGGCAGAACCGGACACACCGCGGACAAACGAGGAGAGGCTGTAGGCAACCGCAGTTGTGGGGCCGCTAAAGTAAATGCCTTGGTTGGCAGCCATCGTCAGCGCATTCAGCGCGCCGATCGTGCCGACAAGCAGGAAGTCGCCAACGTTCGAAACGAGGTCGGTGAACGAGATCGACTGGTAATAGTCAATACTCTGGTCCCATGCCATCAGATAGACCGAAGACGGGTTGGTCACGGCTGGAACGGGAACGAGGGCGCCATAATCCGGCGTAACCACAACATCGACGCCATCGACGGTAGCTTTGAGGCCATTCGTGGCATCCACATGCGCCGGGAAGCGAGGAAGAACCTCGAAAATCAAATTCGTCATCGGCTGACAACCCCGTCAATGATCGGCAGGACGCCGATAAGTTCCTGTTCAATGATACCGTCACGGGTCATGGTGATGCCGATGGCATAGGTGTCAGCGCACATGCGGGCCATTTCCGAGGCGGTGAAGTGCCATTGAAGGACGCCGCCGCCCTGGTTGATGACCTTGCCGTTGTCGACAGTGGCGGTGAGATATGGCCCGCAACGGTCCTTTGTCACTTCCACCTTGAGGCCTACGCCGGTGAGATCGGTGATGACCTCGCCTGTGTCGGCATTCTTCATCTGCAACGTGCCGTACCAGTCGGCGCGATTGGATACCGGGTCGAGCGTTCCCTGATACATTCTACAGCCTCATGTAAACGGTGATCGCCAAGGATGGCTGCAGGTTGTTGTGGTTCGCGCCGCCACCGGTCTGCTTGGTCTTATTCTGGCCGGACGGGCTCTGGAACAGGCCAGGATATGGAGGCCCGCCTACACCCCCGCCGACATCGAAGTCGTGATCGTGCGCGGGCATCTCGTCGATCGTCAGCTTGTGCGTCTCGGCACCACCCTTCCAGCCGAGAACGACCGCAGCGGCAACAACACCCGCAGCAGTGTTGCCCATGTCATCGAGGCCGATAAGCGCTCGGCCCTGTGCGGTTGGAAGCGTCAGAGGCTTATTAGCCCCCCAGTCTGCGGATGAACTTGCACCGCGGCCGCCAAGCACCACGAGGTTCGGATCACCGTTCCACAGGAACTCATACAGGGTTTGGCAATCGGCAGCAGCACGTTCGGAAGCGCCAGAGGTGGCCGAACCGATGGTCCTGCCATTGAGGCGCACCCAGCCTTCATGGAAGCCGCTACCATAGCGAGGCTTGATATCGCCAGTCTTGAACACGCCGTTCGGATCCACAGGAGCCGGAGGAGGACCGCCACCGCCACCAGATGGGCCGATGATCGGCACCTGTGAAGCGGTATAGAGAAGCGTGCCGCCGCCTGTGGTGAGGCGGAAATCGTAAAAGCCGTCTGCCTCGTCGAAGAAAACCGAAGGGAAACGCCCGAAACCATCCGTCGTCAACGGGTTAGGATGCGGATTAGTCAAGCCATAGTCACGGTACACCTGAAGCGGTGTCGTCGTGCCGCCCAGGTAGAAAAATGCCTTGGCGCCGACGATCGGCTTTCCGTTCAGGTCGTTGACCTGTTGAGCAGATGATGGCCAGTATCCAGACATATTCACTTCCCGCGCGAGTTCGTGCATGGTGGCTCAACGCCAGCATGGGGATGAGGATGAAAGTTTCGCTTGTGGTTGCAGTCGTGTCGGTGTGCCTCGCGGGATGCGTGGACACTTCGTCACCTAAGTTTCAGCAGATGAGCATGCAGAAATGCGAAGGCTTCGGTTACAAGCCGGGGTCAACTGAAATGGCGAATTGCCGGATGCAGTTGACTGTCCTTCAGGAGCAGGACAACATGCGCCGGAGACAAAACATGTCTCGTGCCTTGAGTGAGGCCGGAGAGGACATGCAGCGCCAGGCCGATCGCAACGCGTATATTCAAGCCGCCCAAGCGCGCAATCGCATCAACTGCACCAGCACCCGCTACGGGAACATGGTCAACACGTCATGCCAATGAAACAAATCGACCACAACCCGAATGAACCGCCTCGCCCATTGCGGGGCGAAGCTTGGTTCGTCACCATCGTCACAACTGTCGTTCTGTCAGCCATTATGTTCGGCTTGAAGTTCGTCTTCGCTTACAGCCACACCCTTTTTGGCGTCGTCTGCGTTGCTCTCGCTGTTATCGGGATTCTAACTGCTGTCCGAATGGACGCGAAGCGATAGCATTTCCTCGCGTTACACCGGCCGCCAAACGAGCTGCGTTGCTGTCAATGACCGGCAGCCGACCTGCTGCGCCCTGCATTGCTGACAAGAACGTGCCACCTGCCTGCCCTGCTGGCTGAGTGAGAATGTTCGCAATGTCGCCCCAAGCCGCATCCTGGCGGGCAAGCTGCGCTGCCTCACCGGCGCCGAATAGGTTTGCAAGGAAGCCCTGAACGGTGGCAAGTGGCTTGCCCTGAGCTGCCTTCTCCAAAACCCCCGAACCCGTTGCCTGGCCAACCGAGCGTTCCGCTGCTTGACGGGCATAGGTGCGGCTGTTTGTGGCCACGCCGGCACGCACCTCGAAGGATCGAGCAGCCTCATCGATCGTGCGCAACATCGCATCGGCTTCGCGCTGCCCCATGACCGTTGCCAGCTTCTGACGAGCAGCATCGCTGGAGAGGTCGCGAAGTGCCGCGATACCCTGCCGAGCGTCTACGTTCGGGTCGGAAACGGCGCGCTTGACGTTTGCAAGCGATTCCGAGATCTGCGAGCGGATACCACCGCGCAGGCTGCGAAGCTCGGCGTCAGACATGCCGGCGACAAAGCCTTCCACCTCATCCCGGGCCACGGTCGGAGACAGGATGCGCTGCCCGAAGAGTGTTGCCTCGCGCTGCGCAATCGGCTCGGCCGCTGTGTTCAAGGCGGTACGGTACTCAGGGACTAGCCCGCCAAGCACGTTGCGGATCTCGCGAGCAAGACCGCCATAGGCTCTACCCTCTGCCGTGTTGCCACCCAGAGCTCCGGCACCATCCCCAGCGCGGGACACGTCATTCAAAGCGCGGGTGATGTAATCGAGCTGCCGAACGTCCGGAAGGGTTTCAAAGGTCACGGTGCCATCTTCGGCAACATTCGCCATGATCTGTCGGGACTGCTCGCCGTTCACACGCATCAGGTTGTTGGCGCGGTTGATCACGGACGCCGGGACGCGGTTGCGCACCATCTGCTCAAGAGCCTGGCCGCGCGGATCGGCATAGTTGATCGGCGTCGAGTATGCTGCGTCATATGCCGCGGCGCGGGCGGGCTGTGAAGCCGTCCGAAGCTCTTCAAGCGGACGCACCATTCCTTGCGCAGGGCCTAGGCCAGCGTCGAGGGCTGCGTTGATGTCATCCGTAGCGCCAGCCGCGCGAGCCCCGACGCGCTGAGCCGCCTCACCTGCTTGCGGGCCGCCACGCTGGACAGCCGTATCAAGCACCGAGAGCGTAGAGGGCCCGGCATCAGCAAGCATCGCCCGAGGGCCGGCAGCGGCGATATTGGCGTTTGTGGCACCTGCGGCTGCATTGTCTGCCCCAAGAGCACGAGCAACGACCTCAACGGCAGGGCGCGATGTCCCGGCGGCTTGAGCGGCCTCGGATAGAGCGCGATTGCCCATTACACCTCGATAGGCGCTCGACGCGGCATTCCCGATCGCGGGTCCGAGAGCACCAGCAACGAGACCAGCGCCAGCACCCCACATCGCGCCCTCTTGGCCGTTGCGGATATAGCCATCGGCTGCCCCAAGAGGAACTTGACCAAGGATGCTAGTGGCCGTGCGAGCCGCTACGGTTCCGTTGCCCATCCCGAAAGCGGCAGGCGCGGCTTCCATCATCGGCAGACTGCCAACCACAGCGCCGGTCACATTCCCGGCAATCGTGGTCTTTGGGTTCTGCTCCTGCGCATCCTGCGTGATCTGCTGGGCTTGCTGCAGGTTGGTGTCGTAGCTCTCGCCGTCGATCATCGATGAGATGCCAGCTGCAGCGCGCTTGATGCCTCCCATGATGGCGGGACCGGCAAGCGGGATGCCTTCGACGGCGCCGGATAAGAACGCTCCGGTTTTGCCGTTCGCTCCGCCGGCCGCTTCCTGGTCAAGAAGACGCTGTCCTTCCTCAAAGGTCAGGTGCTGCCCTTGATGCATGACAGGCTCGCCCTTGAAGCGCGGACCAGCAGCCGCGGGGGCTTCATCGACCAGAGTACCGTTGAACCGTGGCATCAGGGCTTCCTATAGGTCTTGTTATCGTCTGGATCGACATAGAGAGCGCCAGACGGCAGAGCGTTGAAGTCGGCATCGGTCTTCGGACGGCTGATGCCGCTGTTTTTCGGCGCCGCCTTGAAGTCCTTGACGGCATCGCGATAGGTCGACAGCGGATTGGCCAATTCGCGCAGGCGCTTGCGGCCCTCGCTGGGAGTGATCGATCGATCGGAGACCTGATCAGCAATCTCGCCCTGCTTCATCTGATAATCGTTGATCGCCCGAAGCGTCTGGATGATCAGCGCGTTACCGCCAGGCTGGTTAATGACGCGAGGCAGAGAGTTGCGGAACATGGCAATGTCACCGTCAGACATGGTGCCAGAGCCCGGCGCACGCTGCTCGGGGACCATCTTCTCGATCAGTGCACGGGTTGCCTGGATGTTATCAAGGCCATCCGTGTTCACGCCGATATCGCCCAGCCATTGCTTGATCGCGCCTTCTGCCCCTTGTGGCGTGTTTGCCAAGAGGGATTCGAGGCGGTCAACCTGGCCGGTGTTGGCGCGCGCTGTGATGCCCTGCTCTCCGATGGTGGCGAAGTTCTCGGCGTTCTTCTGGTCGAGCTTCTCATAGAACTTGTCGCCCTCGCCTGTGTTGACGTTGACGGACGTGCCGGGAACCTTGACCTTCTCCCAATCGGCATAGGTGCCAGTGAAGCCGTTCTCTTTGGCAAGCTGGTATTCCTGATAGCTTGCCGGTGTCTTCGGCTTGCCCTCGTAGATGACACGGCCCGTCGTGCGATCGACGAGGTTGTCGCCGACCGTGACAGCATCCTGATTGGGCTTGGCGAAGTTGCCCAGACGTTCGACGGCGCCGGTCTGCTGATTGGCTCGCGCTAGCGTCCCGTCAGGCAGGTTGACGAACTGCCAGGGCTCGGAGGCCTTCTGCCCCTGCACGTTGGCCGCCCAGAGCTGCAAGCCAGTTTCCCGAAGGTTGCGGTCTCGCAACATGTACTGGATCAGCGACGGGTCGACCGAGCCGCGAGCGATCGGCGTCACACCCGGCGCTATGATGTTGCTGCCCTGCTGGGCTACCTGCATAGGCGCGGGGCTCGGAGAAGGCGCAGGAGCTGCTTGCGGTGCTGCCGCTGTCTGTGGAGCCGCAGCGACCTGCGGAGGGGCTTCCAGCGCCCTGCCGGGGTCATTGGCGCGCATAGGGCCAGCCCAGCCAGGTAGAGGGATGCCGATGGACGGATCATTGCTCGCGACGACGTTTCCCGCAACGCGCTGCGCAGGTGCTGCGGCGGGCTGATCAGTGGGAACGGCCTGGGGGGCTGCTTGCGGTGCAACTGGAGCGCCCCCAGCGTCTCGGAACTCCTGGGCATAGTAGTTCTGCGTCAGCGCGCGGCGACGGGCTGCCTCGCCACGGGTCGGATCATCATGACCAGCGAAGGCCCACGCCCCTGCCATGATGTCGGCGGCCTGCTCCGGAGACTGAGCCGCGTTGAGGCGATCGATCAGCGTAGGATCTTCGGAGAGGAAGAATTCAGCCTGGGTGGACGGCGAGCCATTGCCCTGCTCACCCTTCGCCCGTGCATAGGCCTGCAGGTTAGCCAAGCGACCAGCGCGCCACGACAGGATGCCGCCCGAGGTGCCGGCCTGCCCAGACTGCGAAGGATCGGACCACGTTGCGTTCGCCTTGTCGCCAGACCAGCCGCTCTCCGAACGGCCAGTGGCAGCGACGGCAGCGAGGCCATATGGGTTCGTGATCTTCTGCTTCACCGTGTCGATGAACGGGGCGTAGGTGCTGCCCTGCGCTGGGCCGCGCGATACAGGGACGACAGGGGCCGTCATGGGCGCGCTCGCCTGCTGCTGGCCTCCACCTACCAGACGAGACAGAAAACCCGCCTGCTGAGGCTGTGAGGCTGGAGCGCCACCGATGCGATCAGCGAAGGCATTGAAAGACCGGTCGGCCTTGATGTTCTGCGCGATCCCCCCAAGCGTGCCGCCGAGATTAGACAGCCAAGAGCTATCCGGCTGCGGGATAGCCGCGCTGGGGACGAGGAGACTTGCGATTTGAGCCATTAGAAGAGCCCCGCTGCGAGTTTGGCACCGCCGCCGATGAGATTGCCGAGGAAGCTGCCTTGCGCTGCCGTCTTGGCTTCCTTGGCCTGCGCGATCTGGTTGTTGACGCCGAGGAGGCCCTGAGTGACGCCGCTTTCGAGCCCGAGCCGATCGCCGGCCGTGTTCTGGTAAAGCTCAGATTTAGCGCCGTAGCCGCTAGCTTGCCCTGCTGCTGCCTGGAGGCCTTGTGTTGACTGTCCGTTCAAGCGGTCAAGCCAAGAGCCAAACTCTTGGTTAGCCAGCCCCTGCCCATAGCCCTCAAGGGCGGTCAGCGTATTGCCGCTGTTGAGCATGCCGGCTGCCGAAGCTCCACGAAGTGCGGCCTGCGTCCCCTGATCGAGCGCGAACTGATAGCCAGGCCCAGCTTGAAAAGCGCCGGTAGCCGCTGCGTTGCCATCAGCGCCATTCAGACCCAAGGCGTTGCCGTACATCGTGTTCGCGGCGGTTCCGCTGGTCACCCAAGGCTGATAGGCACCGATTGCCGAGTTGAGAGCGCCTTCCGACTTTGCTTCACCGGTGTTGATGATGTTGTTGCCGGTGTTCTGGAAGCTGTTTATCAGGCCTTTGTTTTGATTGGCTGCCTCTTTCGTGGCCTTGCCAACGTCACTGCCCGTGAGCGCGCCAAGAAATCCCATTACAAACCTCCAGTGGTCAAGCGCTGCTCGACTTCTCGAATGTGCTGATCCAGCCTTGAAAGGTACAAATACCAGTCGCGATCGATGCGGCCGGTCTTGGGGTCGATTGCCGGCTGCGTTGGCGGCGGCAGAGGTGTCAAAGGCTGCAGAGTGCTTGCCATCAGCGTGAGAGCCCTTGTGCGTCCATGAAGCCGGCGAGTAGCGAGGCATAGACGGGATCGGAGATATCGACGCGCCAGACACGAGCATATCGCCCTGCCGTCCCCGTCCGATTGACCGAAACCGTCGTTTTGTGCTTTGCCAGCCTGCCCAGCGAGCGCTTGAGCGGCTGCTTGAAGGTCTGCCCGCCATCGTCCGACCACGAGATCAGGCAGACAGGATCAGTCTCGATCGGCTCGACGCCGGTAATAAGCCCTTGCCCCACGATGAAATCGAAGTCAGCACGCGGGATGATGGTCCGGTTCGGAAAGTTCGAAGCCGGAAGCGAGATAGCCGACATGACGAGAGGATCAGTGCCTTCCCGCATGGTGTCCTGATCGAGAAACCACACATCATCCGTCTCACGGTCTCCGATCACCCACTTGTCGAAAGCCTGAGTGGAGCAGACGCCGCGCCAATGGTTGCCCAGATAGCTCGCCCGCTCATGCCAAAGGCCGGTGCCAAGCTCATATGTCCACGAGAAGCCGGGACCACTCACTGTGGCCCACTGGTGGCCCTCTGTGATGGCTACGGTGACATCGAGCTTGGTCTTGTCGGTCACCTTGGAGATGAGGCGGTCGAGATCAGGGCTCGAGATTTTCGTGATCTGGTATCCGCCGTCAAGGCGATATACGGCGCTGTCATCGCCGACGAAGATCAGGGCCGAGAAGCCATATTCATTCCCGGCAATGGCGAACGTGCCAGCGATACCGCGGCTGATGACCGAGGCGCGGGAAAACGGCGAACCCGTCGCATTGCCGGCGTTCTGCCAAACCTCGATCGCGTTCGGGCCGCAGAGATACAGCAGCTCACCGAAGGCAACAGCGCGATAGATGCCGCCGGGGTGGCTTTCCGCCTTACCGAAGTCGAGAGCCGAGACCGTCGTGTCGTTGATGCCGGAGAAGAACACTCGGCCGTCACGAATGGCCCAGACGAAGTATCCGTCGATGAAGTCAACCGTCAGAGCCTGTGGTAGATCCCCGTCGCCAAGGCTGGCCGGCGGTGAACCTGAGGTGATGACGAAGGTGTCATCCTCTGTCGTGCAAAGGATATCGGCAATCGGCGCCTTGTTGTTGCGGGCGAACGTCACGCGGCCGGTACCGGGGAGATTGCCCACGTCCGTCACCACATAGGCGGTGCCAGACCAGTTGATACGGATGAGGCGCTCAGCCTGCGCAACGAAGAGCGTGCCGTTGTAGTAGTGGAAGCCGCGCGCGCCGACATGCGTCGTCTTCGCCACGCTCTTCAAGCCGGGAGCCCTGCGGCGGCTATGGCTCGATCGAGCGCCGTCAGCCAGCTTGTCCGCATAGCAGTTGATCAGCCGGCCGGCACCTTCACCGGGACGAGCGCCTGGCGCTGTGGTGATCGGGAAGAGGATATCCGGCATCAGAAATAGTCCACCGACAGCACCGAGCCTTTGACATAGGTCGAAGGCCGCATGGCATAGAGCGTGGCTATCGCAACGCCTTCGCGCTCAGCGTCGCGCGGCTGGCCGAAAAGGGGAGCAGCCTGATTGGCGATGATGACCGACAGAGGATCAAGATAGGCATCCTCGAACTGTTGGGTGTTGGTGAAAAAGATGATGTCGCGCTGGTTCAGCTCACGGATCTTCCCGTCAATGAGGTTGTCAACTTCGACGGCATCTTCCGCCTCTGGGTCTTGCCCTGCACCCAGCACATTCAGAAGCTTGAGAGCGGCGGCGATGAGGTCTTGACGAGATTTCATTGTCGCCGCTCCTGTTTTCAGTCGACCAGTGCTGCCTTGTCCTCATCGGACAGGGCGTTGAACGAGTCCGCTTCGGCCTTATTCAGGCCTTCCTTGATCAGCCGATCGCCATCGACGATCTTGAACCGGCCGCCAGCGATATGAACCGCACGCAGGCCTTCGACCGGAGCCTTGGGCTTGCTGTCGGCCTTGGGAGCCTTGGGCTTGCTGTCGGCAACCTCGAAGTGCTGGTTGGTGCGGAGCTTGGAAAAGAGGTGCTCATGCTCCTCCTCATCCAGATCGACAGACTGGCCATCGAAGAAGCGGACACCGCCCATGGTGACCACGGCGCTGTCGTCTTCGGTTGGCATCTTGTAGGTAACCTTCGTCATGTCAGGTTACCTCACTTCATGAAGCCGGTGAGATACACGGTCGCCGTACCCGCTACCGCCGTCGCCGAGCCTGTCGGGAACTTCAGGGCAATGTCGGTGTCCTGAGTGAACTCGTAGTACAAGCCGGTTGCGGCAAGCGTGGTGGTTGAACCGCCGGCCTGGCCGATGTTGGACGAGGTAACGAAGCGGTCATCGTCGCCGGCGTCGCCTAGCGTGGCGAGGACGGTCGGAGAGCCGTTGGTATCGATGTCCGTCAGAGCGAGATAGACACCGGTCACGACGAAGCCCTTCGGCGCCTTCATGACCTGCACGGTGTTGGTTGCCACCGGATCGGTAGCCAGAAGGGCGATAGCGCCGCCCAGCGTCTTCATGGTGCGGGAAAACCCCTGATTGCCAACCTGCGGCTGGACATATGCAACACGATCAGCCATTGCCGATCTCCTTTGTTGATGGAAGGGAGAGGAGAGCCGGCGCTAACCGGCTCCCGGCTGTTAGGCGTTGGCAACGCCGGAGACGAAGCCCGTCACCATGCCCCAATCGACGAGCTGACCCGTCGTTGCACCAGCACCAGCGGACAGCGGGGCCTTGGCAATCTTGCCGACGCCGTACTGTGCTTCGATGCCCATGCCAGTCACGAAGTCATAGTCGCCGTCTTCAAGCTGGGTGGGACGCGGCATCTGGCCCATTGCGTAGGCAAGAGCGCCCTGGCCGCAAAGGAAGAAGGGCTCCACGTCGATCGAAGCCGCGCCGACGCCCTTGAGGAGCAGGCGCTGCGTGATCTCGGGGATTTCCTTGTAGATGATGCCGTTGAACACGAGTTCACCGCCGGTGAAGATCGGGTTCTTCTTTTCCGGGCTGTTTTCACGAGCGCGGGCGTCGCGGTTGGCCTGGTACATGACCGGGTCGGCCTGCAGGTCGCGGAATGCGCGGCTGCCGAGGAAGCAGACATACCATTCCTGATCCAGCTCCTCGATCATCCAAGGATTGATCTTCGGGCGGCCGTTGTAGGTGCCGGGGTTGTTGGCATCGACGCCAGACGCCTTGGCGGCATCCTTCGCCAGAGAGCCGACAGCCGCGGTCATCTTGTCGTTGGTGCTGTCCACGTTCGCAACCGCAGTGGCGAAAGTCGTGGAGTAGTTCGACATCTGCGAGCCGAAGACGACGCGGTCATAGTTCGCGGTAACCCACGCGTTCTTGTTGGCGGCGGTTGCTGCCGACCAGCGGATACCGTTCACGCGGTTGCCGGGAGAGCCGAAGCGACCGGGCTGGATTGACGCCGAAGGAATGGACAGCAGAGCATCGACGAGGTCATCGCGAACGATACGCTTGGACCAGCCACGCAGAAGGCTGCGAGCGGTCGAGCGAACGCTGAAGGACGATTCCTTGTTAACGGCGCGGTTGTTGGCCACGGCGTTACGAGCCCAGTCTGCCCAGAGAGGCATCCCGTAGCTGTCGATCTGCTCTTCGTTGCCGCGCAGGGTGCCTGCGCCGACGCCATCGCCCGAGAGCTGAGTGACGAGAGGAACGCGGATTTCCTTGCCATCGGCCTCGAGGTCAGACATGCGCACGATGACCGACTGGGAATCTGCGCCCATGTACGGATCGAAGCGCGAGCTTCGCAGGAAGTCGTAGGCGACATCGGTGCGAAACTTGATGAGTTCGTTATTCGGGTGGTTGACGGTGAGTGCCATGAGGCTCGCTCCAAGTTGTCAGCCGCGGCTTAGCGACGGCCTGACGTTACGGAAGAGAACAGTGCTCCATCGCTTTGATCGCCCGCAGCCTGAGGCACGTTGCCACCGGCTGGGAGACGACTGAGGGAGGGAGGAAAGTTCGTGACGGGCGTTGGCCGACCATTCTGGGGCTGTGCGACTGCACCTGCGCGAGCGCGCTCCATGGCGGTAGCCAGGAAAGCGGGATCGGCAAGTCGCTTTTCGATTTCCGAGTTGAGCCATGCATCAGGATCGTTGCCGACCTTGGCGAACGTCTGCTGCTGCTTGTGCCACTTCACCAGATTGTCGAAGATATTCCCCGGCTTGGAGGCGAGGGCTTTACCTTCAGGCGTTCCGAACAGCGCTTCGCTGGCCGCTTTGGCTGCTGCAACTGCTTCTGCCCCATGGATCTGCGTTGCCTGCAGTTCCATCAACATTTCACGGGTTTCCTGCATCTGCTGCTGGACTGGCGAAAGCTGGGATTGCAGGAAGACTTCCGGGTTCTCGAAGATCGATACCGGCTGCTGTTCCTGCTGTGGCTGCGGCGCTGGCTGGCGCTGGGCCGTTACCATGCCGCGAAGCTCTGCGACTTCACGACGAAGGGCTTCAGCTTCCTGCTGGGCCTGCTGTCGCTTCTCTCGCTCGGCTTGCACCGCACCGACAGGGACATTGCCACCCGATGGGGCGGCCTGCTCTGCGGCTGGCTGCGCTTCTGCTGCTGGTGCTTCGATCGCTGCGGGTTTTTCGACCTGCTGGCTTGCGAAGCGCCCGCTATCGTCGCGCGGCTGCGGTGCTGACTCCTGCTGTTGTTCCATGGCGGGTGCGCCAGAAACGATGGAATCGAAGATGTCGTTGTCCGATGGTTCGTCGGCCATTTGTGTATTTCTCCAATGTCGTGGGAGGTTTCACGGATCGCCCTTGAGCCTGGCGGCGGCGTTCGCCCGTCAATAGTCGGCGGCACTCTGCTGATTTACGGGGTCAGCGCCCGAAATCGCCCTTGAAGATGGCGGCTCTCACTCTTGCGATGCGTGGGACAGTTGATCCCTGTGCATCGCAAATCTCTCTTGGCGGCTCAGGTCCGCCTCACGCTGCTGATGCGCCACCTCGGCGGGCTTCAGCATGGTCTCGACTTGCGTTCGACGCGTCTCTGCTATCGTCTTCGCCGTGTTCGCATCCTTGTTCCGGATGTTGGCAAGCGTCTCCTCGGAGTCGAGCATGGTCGGACCGGGAGAACCCGGTTGTGGCTGCGCGGCAGCGTTAGCATCCGCTAGCGCCTTCACCGTTTGCGCTTCCTTGAGTTTGGCAGAGGCATTGATGTCGTTGATTTCGGCCTGCTGGCCTGCCTGCGCCATCGGATCTGGCTGCGCGGCCTGCTGCTGGGCCTTCTCCAGAATGTCGTTGGCCTTCTTCTTCACGCTGCCCGGAAGCGGCGAAAGCTCGATCAGCAACTGCGGCGGAACCTGAACGCCCTTCTGTGCCATCAGAGACAGCGTGTCATAAGCGTCTTGCTGCATGTTGATTGTGTCGGGGCCTTCATCAATGATGATGTCGACGTCGAGCGAGCCCAGAGCGTTGACGAGTGCCGGCATGCCCGTATTCGGATCAATGCCCATCTGGTTGACGGCGAAGAACTGCGCGAGATCCTGATCATCAGTGACGCGAATCCAACGCTCCCCCGTCCAGTGCTGCTGGATGGCGCCCCAGATCGCCCGATAGACGCGAAGCTTCCAGTTCTTGAACGCCGACAGATATGGGCCAAGCTCGGCAATCCCGGCCTGCTGCTGGAACTGCATGGCGCGGCCGGAAAGCTGATCCGTTCCCTGCCCGACGAGCGCCGGGTTGAAACCGTAGTTCTCGATCTCGTTCTTGGCGTCTTCGAGGAACGCGAGGTGGCCCTGCAATTCCTGCCCCTTGGCACCGTCATCTGGCGTTGGAGGCTGGCCGATGTACTCGATCACACCGTCTGGTCGCGCCATCTCCTTGCGGACGTGCTCCACATCGTTGCCGGACCCTTGCTCGATGAAAATGCGCCGGCTGTTAAGCGTGTGCAGTCCCTTGGAGCGGCGTTGATTTATCTCGTCCTGACTGGACTTCATGTTGCGCACAAAGCCGTAGCGGTCGCCGTCCTGGTCCACGTTGGCCGAGAACATCAGGTATTTGCAGATAGAGCGGTTCTTTTCGTCCCGCAGGTATGACGAGCCGGACGCAAGCACCGTGAATCCGGTGTAGATGCACCAGAACCAATCATTGCCGACGAGATACCAGTGATCGACGAGCCGCAAGCGATTGCCGCGCGTCTCGCTCGAGCTATACCACTGCTTCTGGTCGCTATCCGGGTCGCTGGTCAGCTCGGCGCCCGTGTCGACGGAAGCGCGGATCTCGGCTTCCTTGTCAGGGAACATAGCAACGGTGGCTTCGACATCAGCCCACTTGCCAACGCCCATATACCGGGCATCGGAGAAATCAGGCTTGAGCGAGCGCGGATCGTAGAAGAACGACGAGGGGTCGACATCCTCAAGGCCGATATCAACATCGCCAGTATCACCAGGTACGAGGTTGAGTTCGACGCCAGCCAGCCCATCCACGCCGCCATTAAGACCAGCCGTCAGGGACTTCTCCGGCCAGCGCTGCTCATCCGTGACGTAGCGGAGCGTGGCGGTAGCGACTTCGGCGCCCTCTTCATGCTTCGGCGTACGAGGATAGCCACGAGGATCCTGCTTCTGGCGCTCCAGCAGCCCCACCAGCGCGTTGATCTTGCGCCCGATGCGATTGTAGGTGACGACGGGCTGCTTGCGCTTGTTGAGCACCTTGATCTGCTCGGCAGTGTACTGGACGCCGTGATAGTAGCGCCGTGCATTCTGCTGCTCGCGGATCTCCGCATCCTTCACGCTCAGATAGAGCAGGAATTCGCGCTTGCGCTTGGCATGATCCACGTCAACAACCGCCGGCTCGGCCTCTGGCGCGACCGCAGCGTATCCCATTTGATTTGCCATCAGTAGCTTACCCAATCGCCTGCGGTTGCTGTGTCGGATCGTGTCTTGTAGTCATTCGTCTTCTTGGCCTCTTCAGGCTCTCCGGCGGTCGGGGCGAACATCTTGTCGAGAAGCTGGCCGGCAAGGCCGATCGCGTCTACCTGGTCATCATGGACCCCGGCCGGGAACGTCAGCACCTCGCGAATGAATTCGGCCAAGAACGGCGCATCGGCTTTCACGTAGAGACCATCCAGCGCCATGCGACCTCTAATCGACTGTGCTCGCACCGCCTTGTCGCCACGCGTCGGGAAGGATTCGCGATACACAAACGCCTTACGCTTGCGCTGCATTGCCGTTAGATGAGGGCCAACACCAGACTTGATCTGTCCGTTTTCCTCTGCCCAGCCGATCGGCTTCCATTTCAGGACGAGGTCGCAGAACGCGTCGATCCACTCATCGGAGGCCGATTGCTTGCGCCACATGTCGAGCAAATAGATGCGCCCTTCTGTGTCGATCCCTACGATGACGTGGACGGTGAAGTCTCCGCCGTCGCTGGTAACCGCATAGTCGGACGCGCCGTAGACGTTCAGGCTCTCTCGTGGTGGGAGCGTCGGTACGGTCCTGATCCACTCCCGCTTGAAGAAGTCGCCTTCCTCCGGCGCCGGCCGCTGCTGATACAGCGCTGACCACGTGCGCGGGTTACGCTCGAACTGAGCCCAGTGCTTGCGATCGAACCACTCGGGCCACAGGTATTCACCAGGAGCGCGGCCTAGAGGATCATCGAGGCGTTCAGCTTTGGCCGGCAGGCATATGACTTCCCAGTCTTGCCCGTCTCGGCATTCGATGATGCCGCTTTCTCCTGCGTAGTTCTCCGGCAGGATCGACCCGGCCAAATCACCTTCATGCCAACGCGTCTGAATGAGCAGGATCGAGCCGCCGGGAAGCAGGCGGGTCTTCAGATCATCCTCGTAGGCGTCGAGCGTGCTTTTGCGCACCGCTTCAGAGTCCGCGTCGCGGCGACCCTTAATTGGATCGTCGATCACCACAAGGTTGGCGCGGTTGCCGGTGATCCCCGATAGGATGCCCCCCGACATGTATTCGCTGCCGTTGTCGAGGTTCCATTCATTGGCAGCGCTGGCATCTTTCGATATCGCCGTGCCGAACAGGTTCTGAAACGCTCGCTGCCTAACGACCGATCGAGTGCGGCGACCCATCTTGCGTGCTAGGTCATCACCATAGCTGGCCGCGATTACGCGATAGCCGGGGATCTTGCCCATTGCATAGCTTGGCACCACCACCGAGCCGTAGGTCGATTTCGCGGAGCCCGGAGGCATAAACAGCATCAGCCGGCCGTAACGCTTGGCTATGCACCGATCAGCCGCCTCTAGGATCAGCTTGTGATGATCAGCCAGCGATGTCTCGACCGGCTGGAAATCTTCCGTGTCTTCGTCTTCCACCATCGGCGCGCCAGGCACTTCGATGTATTTGGCAAAACCTTCGAGCGATGTCCTGCCCTGCCTGCGCCGTAAAAGCTCATTTGCTGCCGCGCTTGGCGATACGTGCAAGTTCATCGTCGCTCATCTCGCGGGCTTTGACTGTGTGGTTAAGCTCGATCGGGTTTTCCGGGTCTCCGATGTGCTGCGTTGTTTGTAGGTCAGGCAGCACTTTGCGAAGCAGAGACACCCCGGCCGTGACCTGCGTAGCGCTCATCTCGCGCTTACCTTCGACGTGCTCGATCAACGCATTGAGGATATTGCTGTTCTGGATTTTAACCCGGTGCTCGTCCGACATCCGGAATCCAGCTTGCCTACCCTTGGCCTTAGCCATTGCTCGCAGCTTCCTTGACCGCGGCAACGATCAGGTCATCAACTTCACAACCAGCCTTTGCGGCAGCCATGCGAGTGGACGAGATGATGCCGTTAGCTATCTCCTGGAATGTCTCGGGCGATGCCGCAAAGAATGCCTCGATCAATGGAGCATACTTGGCCGGTACCTTCACGGTGCCGCGAAGCTCAACATCAACAGTTTCCATCAGGCCTACCGTGTTTGAGTGTTTGTTCTACTCCCCACCCACCCAGCAGTACCTGCACACCTGAGGAGCAGTGCAGGACTGGAGTAGAGAAGAGAGGAGGATGGCGCCTATGAGGATGAGGGCCAGGATGATCAGAGGGCGGGTCATGCCTCGTTGGCGCCAGCATCCGGCTTCACGTCCACATACTCAGTCGTCGGCGTGTATGGGAAGGTGACCGGGACTCGGCTATCGCGAGACGTGTAGCAAGCGCCCGAGGGTTCTCTGAAAACGCGCCCGTTGATGTCGTATGCCTCGCCATTCTCTTTGAAGACGTGAGAGCAGCGCTTGTTCTGAGCGTAACCGGGGCCGCCGAACCCATCGTGATAGACCCACTCGTCCTCTTCACCTGTCAGCGGCGTCAACGGCTCGAAGCGAGAGACACGCTCGAACAGCGATGTGGCGATTGACGCCGACATGCCAGAATGCCCCTCCATCGCAAAGATCTTCCGCATATCGACAACGGCGTTGCCGAGCATGCCGCCATAAAGCCCTTCATCCTTGAAATATCCAGCGATACGCAGTTCTCTGCGGGCGTGGTCAACGAGGTTGTCTTCCGGCTGAAGGTCGAGACCCCACCGAACGAGCTTGGCGCCAATGCGGCGCTTGATGCTCCGCCACGACGGCATGCGGAATATTGGCCGGCGGTAGATCGCGACCTCAGGGGCTTGCGCCTCACTCATCCCAGTTCTCCATTGTATCGCGCCCATGGGTGGCGGAGGGGTTAGGCGGTGAAGCGCTTGTAATGTTCGGGGTAGTTCAGGCGCGTCCACTCAGTGGCGCCGCGCTTGAAGGCGACCTCGATCGCACTATCAAGGTCGGAAGAGAGGCCTTCAACCTTGTCCTCAAGCGTCTCCACGTAATCGGCGAGATCTTGCTGGGCAGAAGCGAGGCCCGCTTCGATGCCCTTTCGATTGCCAACACCATTCAGATTGTAGAGCGTCACGGTAGATGCAGCGCTGATCAGCTTGTTGATGCGCTCGCTCACATGCATCGCTCTCTCCAAATAGAAAGCCCGCCTCGGCGAACCGGGCGGGCTGTGTGGTCGGGAAGCACCTAGCTAGCAGCTCTATCCTCACGCCAGCTGAGTATCAGTCAGGGGCGCTCGGCATCGACCGAAGATGCTTCCCGATATCGCCGGGAAGGAACGGCCAGGCACGAACCCCGACCTTCACGAGCTATTGCCCGCCTTCCCGATTAGAGACCCACCTGATGCGCATCGTGGAGAGGCGTGGCGGGTACGTTTCTGCCCTAGTCGGACCCTTTCGGGCGAGGCTCTCACGAGGACTTTGCAGCCACCCTTAACCGACTACGGCTATCTTCGGCGGCCGTCGCCTATGCTGCTTTCTGCCTTGCCAGTCTCTGGCGCCTGCGCTCGTTCTGCGTCTCGGCCCAGGAGAAGTCTCTGGCTTCTATATCTGCAGCTTCGACGAAGGCTCCGGGGGCCATCCATGCCCAACGACGCGCTTCTTCGATGATGACCGGAATATCGCTGATTTGAGGCTCGGTCTGCAAGGTGGCGAAACCGCCTCCCATCACATCGATTGATGCGTTTCGAATGAAATATTCCTCTATTTGATGAATTGCCCGCTCCGCGCACTGCTTTGCATAGTTCCTGTGGATGTGTTCGCGGCTCTTGCACCACTTGCTGAAGGACATCCCTCCAGCCTTCGATGAGGCCCAAGCCCATAGGCAGCGCCGGTCTCGCTCTCGCTGCACATGGATGATGAGATCGTTCGCCTTCTCCCAGTCGGCTACATCGCTCGTCTGTAGGCGGATGGATCTAGCTTCCCAGAACGCCAAACGCTCTTCCTCGTAGCGTTGCCCGCCCCACCCTGCCTGATCGAGATAGTCATGAACGTAGGGAAGGCTCTGGGCTTTTAGCCGTGCCGGTCGAGCCGTATCGGGCAAGCGTCTGTCCACCTCGGCCGCGTGGATGAACAGTTCGGCTATTTCCTTGTGCAACATCTTCACATCTCCACCATCTCGGGCTGCCCGTAAACCTGCCGCAGCATCAGATATACCATGCCCCCAAGGGCAAATCTCGGCTTCACAGCGCCTCTCAGCTCGTGGGCTCTCGACTGTAGGAACCCGATCGGCAACCGATCCCACGTATTGAGCCACAGAGAGGCGTCCTTCTCAATTTCGGGGGAGAACCGCTTCACCATGTCCGACGCCATCCACAGGCCAACCTCGTCGAGGAGACACTTGTTGTTGGCGGTCTCTGCAAGGGTCATCAGGACCATTCGAGCATGTCCCTCCCCCAAGGTGTCTATCATGTTCCTTATCGTGCCATGTGCGCGTGTCTGGCCGAGCTTGGGATAGGAGGTGCTTTCGATGACTTCGATCCCGAACTCGCTGCAGAGTGCTATCACGCGCTGGTCGATCATATGTCTAAGGCCTCTCCTATCCGTGAGCCACTGCCATGCGAGCGATCGTGCGGCTGGATATTCCGTGTCGCTCAGCAAGGCGCTTCAGCGGGTATCCATCTTGGTATTCGCTGCGAAGCATAGCGAGATTGACCTTCACCTGCCGGAACCTGGGCGGCTTGTCTCCGCGATAATCCCTAACCCAGTTCTCCAGCTTGATCACAGCCGAGATGGCGCGAGTGGAGAGGTTGTATTTTAGATTGAGATCAGAGATCGACGCGCCTTGCTGGTATTCCTTTCGGACGGCTGCTTTTAGAACGTGATCGGTGAGCAGCTTCACTTCAGCAGTCAAGCATTCCGGCGTCTGCTCGCCGCGGCGCTTGGCTATGTTCTGAACCGCATGCACGGCAGTAGATGAATCGCGGTTGAATTCCTTGCCGATGCGTGGGTAGGACAGGCCAAACTTGGTTTTCAGCTCGTACATGAGCAACTGCCGAGGCCCTGCGATATGGCGCTGATGCGATCTGCCCATGATTTCGTTGAAATCAACGCCGATCTGAACGCATCTGGCGACAATGTAGGCTTTCGCCTTGTTGGCGTGGCTGGAAGTGAAGTTCCATTGCCATGCCTTGACGTGCTCGTCGAAGTGGATGTCCTGTCTTTGCCACAGAGGAGGCTCAGCAGCGAGGTTGACTGTCACCAAGGCAAGTTGAGGCTTGGACGGCTTGAAAGCGTTCTTCGGGGCCATGAGGCGCTGTCTGATGGCGTGCGCGCTGGCGATGATCTCGGCGCCTGTGGCGTAATGGCGGGCTGAGACGTTCATGCTGTTGCCCTCTCGATCGGAATGCGTTTGCCCTTTCGGAATATGGCCTCGGCGGTTTTCCTCGCTGCCGCGCGCTTCGTGGTCGGGCCCGTCATGGATTCCGCGACGATCGGCGTGTTGAGGTATTCGAGGAAAGCCTGAAGCGCCGCCTTCTCCGCCTCTTCCTTCGTCGAGAAGATGATGTCGCGCTTTCCATCGCGAAGGATGAAGTTGGTGGAGCGGTGGACCTGGCGGTAATAGGCCACGAAACCTGCAGGGGTTTTGATCGCGCCTACATCGAAACGGTTGCTCATGCTGCTGCCTTTCCATAAATCGCGGCCAGCGCTCGTTCTGTACGGAGGATTGCGAGGCCTATTGCCTCGGGGATTTGGGGGACGACGGCGTCACCGAACGCTTCGACGATGAGACTTGCCGCACATGTCCCTTTTGGAGTGCCGAGCGCAACGCGCGTGCCAGCCAACCAGGCGGAAAGCCCATCATCCATCCGTAAGTGACCGGCAATGCCGTGGTTCCACTCAGACCATGGCTCTGAAGGATATCCGCAAGCGCCCTCGCTCCCGACCACCGCGGGTCGTCGTTTTGCATCCGCGCTTTGATGTTGGGGCTGTGCGAGGTCATATCCGGCCCGTGGTGCGCTTCCGAAGCTCTCGGCGTCGGCAGGTAGGATTCGTGCAACATATGGCGCACCGTTCCGGTTCTCCCCGGCGCGCCGTGGCCTCCCGCCTTCATGTCCGATGCCCTGGGCGTCGAGAGGATCATTCGGAATGGATATGTCGATCCCGCTCCTCCCCCGGCTCCATCCTTCATTCCATCCGATGCCATCGGTGTTGGTAGCTTGCTCGACATCGCAACCGATAATCCAGCATCGAGGGCGCTCATGGTTGGCTCCGATGTCGCCAGCACGCACCACAAACGACCAGCAGGCGTAGCCGAGTGCTTCCAGTGCAGCGAGGACGGCGTCAGCGCCCCGAGTTCTGAGATTAGAGCTGTTTTCAAGAGCGAACCAACGAGGGCGGCACTCTCCGATGATGCGGACGGCTTCGAAATAGAGGCCGCTCCGCTCGCCTTCGACGCCTTTGCCCTTGGTGTTGGCGCTGCTGATGTCCTGACAGGGCGGGCTTCCAACGATGACGGATGGAAGTCGCCCAAGATCTCGAACAAGCTGATCTGCTGTGAGCGTGCGGACATCGTCATAGATGAGAACCCCTGGATTGTTTTCCTGGTAGAGTGCGCGGCGCCAGTCGACGAACTCGCAGGCGGCTATGGTCTTGAAGCCAGCACGGTGCATGCCGAGAGACCAGCCACCCGCCGCAGCGCTGAAGAGATCGAGAACTTCCATCAGAAATCCAACTCCGCTGGGCGCGCTGGCGCATTGGAACCATACCGGGCATACCGGGGCTCAAATTTCACCGTCTCCGTGATGGTGGGATCTCCGAAGCGAACCTTGATTGCGCCCAGCTCGCGAATTCCCTCGATGTCGGAGCCGAAAACACGGTTGATCTTCTTCCAATCGGCATCAGACGCGGCCACCTTCACCCGCTCGGCTTTGTATTTCTCGGCGGAATAGAGGTAGAGAACCGCATCATAATCGGCTCGGGCCCCAGTGCCGCCGTAGAGGTCGGCAGCGATCGGCCGCGGGTTGTCACGCTTGTCGCCGAAACCGTTTCTCTGGTTCAGAGCCAGCCAGGCAGATCCCGTTTCATCAGCGCAGGACTTGGCCTCTACCGTGATGTCGCCGCTGATGCGGTCGGCCGAGAGCTTCGGGTCTCTTGGCTTCACCTTGCCGACGTGATCGAGCACGACGAGCGGTGTCTTCTTGCAGCCAGCCTTGCGTACCTTCTTCACGAAGCGACGGGCGTAGGCGATGAGCTGCTCGATCCCTTCCCGCTGGCAGCGGATGACCTCGAAGAACTGCTGATCGATCCAAGAGGCAAAGGCGACGCACTGGTCGCGTTCCCGTTCGCTCATCATGCGCATTGGGTCGCGCTGCTGGCGCATTTCGATCCCGTATTCCATGGCGATCATGCGGCGGATGATCTGCACTGAGGACTCGTCGTATGAGAAGAAGAGAACCGGGTGGCCTTCCTTGATGGCGTGGAGGATGAGCTGAACCGTGAGGCTCGTTTTTCCCTCTCCACTCGACGACAGCAGGCCGTAGAGGTTCCCTGCTTCGAATACAGGCTCTGAGAGCACCTTCGCTATCTCAGGCAGGGCAATGGGTACTCCAATGACACCATCGCGCTTGGAGGACGCCTGGAAGGCCGCCAGATAGGACGAGCCGGGTGCTTTGATGGCTCGGGTCTCGGAGAACCTGCCCTGCAATTCCTTCAGGCGCTTTTCAACGCCCTCGATTTCATCCCCAAGGGTGAGGAGCGAATGTCCTTCCTTCGCAAGCGCGGCTATGAATTCGGCCTCTCGAGCAAGCTGGCGAGACATGGCCGCGCCCTTGACGAGCTGCAGCCTGCCCTCATGGTCTTGCTGGATGGTGTAAAAGCCGGCTTTCTGCAGGCGGTTGAGATATTCCGCCGGGGAGATATCAAGGCCTTGCCATACCCTCGGCATGAACGGCTTGATCGTCGAAGCATCCGCGATCTGATGGCCGGCGCAAAGCTGCTGGATGGATGCGAAGATCGTGCGGTGAAGCTCCTCGGAGAAGTCGGACGGCTCTAGCCCGCATTGGCCGAGCAATTCGTTCTTGTTGAGGATGCTGGCGAGGATTCCCTCTTCAGCGGCGAAGATGTCGTCTTCGGTAATCCCGTCCATCAGGCGCGCGTCTGGGGTGAAATGGGCGTTCATGCTGCCGTCCTCTCGTTCCTGCCCATGCGGAGCGCCATAAGTGGTTCCTGATATCGGCCGGCGTGAACCTTCATCTCTCGGACGCCCCAGCAGATCGCCAGCGCGCAAGCTTCGGCCGCGTTGTGCCCGAGAGCCTTCTGAGGCGGGAGCTTGATGCCGAGGCGCTCGCATTCGGAAACGGCTGCGGCCTTCCAGTCCTTCTTGCCCTTGTTGTCGAGCGGAGGCTTGAACGTCTGGCCGTAGAAGGCCTTGCGCCATGTGCCTGGGGGAAGTGTGCCGTAGGGAATGCCGAAGTTGGCGATCGTCGAGACAATGGCCGTAGTGGCGATCCATGGGTAGAGCATGGCGTCGGCGCTGGTGTTGCCGATCTTGGCAAGAGACTGCTCTTCGAGGACCACCCAATCAGGTTTGCCGTGCTCGCGGATCAGCGCCGCGACCTTGAGACCAATCTGATCGCCCGTGTAGTAGTGGTCGGCCTTGTCGGGCATCTGCAGGACGCCGCATTTGATGTGGGAATAGTTGTGGTCCCGCTTCTGCTGCTCTGGGTCATAGACGCACCAGCCGGTGGACTTGGAAGGATCGAAGCCGAAGATGAGGGTCATACGCTTGCCCTCCGAAGATCAGCACCCGAGAGAACACGCTCGATCGGCATGCCGCGGTTGAGACGATTGCGGATGGTGGATGGAGCAATGCCGGTCATCTCGGCCAGCTCGTCGACACTGTAGGAGCCGCCCCGATAGTCGACACGCGCATAGTGGCGCTGCTTACCTCGCGGCTCCATCGACTTGACATCGACGCCTGCAAGGATGGTCTGGACGAGGTTTTCGTTGGCGACAGTCTCGATTATCGCTCTGGCTACGGCAGCACCCGAAACACCTAGTGCCGTGCCTTCCTTTTCGAGCTTCGCCGCTGTCTGTGATTTGATGATGGCTAACAGTGACATTGAAACCTCTTGGAGAAAGCCCCAGCATTCGCGCTGGGTAGTTGAGGCGGCTCAAGCCGGGAGGAGAGGGCGAGCCGCCTTGGGAACGTCAGGCGGTGGCGAACGGGTCGGAGCCGATCGGCGCCGGCGGTTCTTCGTTCTTGGCGTTCTTCGCCTCGGCGTTGATGCGAGCCATAATGTCGGGAATGGTTGCCTCGTATTCGGCCTTGCCTGCGTCGTAGGATTCCAGCCAGATCTTGTCGTCAGACGAACCGCCGTCGTAGTTGGAAACCCGATCCAGACCATTCAGACCGGCGAAGAAGCCCTTGGCGCGAACCATGTCTTCCTGATTGACGCGATCGACACGGTTGAACAGGTCGCCCTTGATCGTGGGATCAGGGATGAGGCCGAGATAGGCCAGGTTCTCCATGTCGCGCTTCAGCTTGTCGACGGGCTTCTGCTGGTCTTCGGCCTTAAAGGAGGACAGCAGGTGGTCGAGCTGCGAGGACGGGATGCCCGCAGCCTTGGCGTTCAGGCGGTTCGCCTTCTTACGCTCAGCAATCAGAGCCGACTGTGCGGCGAAATCTCGGTCCGCACGATGGTAATAACTCAGCGTGACACGACGGTCGCGCTCTGCCTTGGTGTTGTCTCCAACTGCTGGTGCTGTCATCGTTTGCTACCTTCCTTGTTTTGCTCGTTGCATCGCAATTTCCAGCTTCTGATCCAGAGTTTGAATCTCAGCTTCAAGATCCATAAAATGCTCACTCCCAAACCTCGCTTTCTGCTCTTCAAGCTCTCTCTGGAGCTTATTGACTTCCGCCATCCAGAGCCGGATCCAACCAACTCGGATGCCCTCCATGAGGCGGAAGCCTGGGTTCTTGATTTCCCCCGACAGGAACCGTCGAAGCTGCCGAGCAGACATGCCGCATCGCTCCGCAACCTTCTCGTAGGCGTTCATCTGATCGCCGTTCCCCCGGCTCACTTTTTCAATCATTTTTCGCGCCATTTGGTCGGCGTCTTGGGGACTGAAAACTTCAACTGCAAACATCGTTGTCTTTCCCTGTTCGATTGTTTTTGCCGAAAATCGGTCAGAACTTTTCCTGTTCATGCATCGCCACCCTGATTAGGTTTCTCCTTGTGAGAGAGGCGCTGCGGCATAGGAGGTATTGAGTTCAGCCGCCGCCCGACGACTGAACAACTCGAATATTGCGGATGCTGAGGCTGCGAACCGATGCATCCGGGTAAGGCGATGGAAGACCGAGATTGGCGCTTCGCTGTTTGGCGACGAGACGAAGCGCTTCACTCTCGTGAATGTTGAAAAGACGGGCGATGTCCGAGGTATCCATACCGGAGCGGAACATTGCCAAGGCGTCAGAGGGATCGTGGTGGCCGCGTGTGAGAGTGCTTGCCATTACCGGACCTCTGGAAGCCGCTGAGCGCCCTCAGGCGCGCCAGACCTGTCTTCGTCGCGTATCTCGCGGCGATTGATCTGCAGGGCCGCCATAGACAGAGCGGCGAAAGAGCCACCAATCATTGCGGAGAGAAGGCCTGTCAGGAAATAGCTCATGCGTTCTCCTCTTCTTGCTGCATGCAAGCGGCCCTGAAGGCCAAGCTGAGAGCCTTCTTCGTGTCTTCGAAGTTCCGATGGAGGATCGCCACGCCGCCGGCCTTGGCCCATGCGGTGGTGTTGCGTTCGAAGTCGTCGATGAGGATGTCCCCAGCGGCATGCATGAACAGCGGCTTGCTGGTGCCTCCAATGACCGGCAGGACGTGAACGTGACGCCCGAGGTGTTCCCTCACCCATTCCCGCTTCTGCTGCGCAGCGTGCGCGTAGTTCGTCCTCGGGCAAGCCGTCAGAACGATCGGGTTCAGCGCCTCGATGCTCTTGAAGAAATTCAGAGCGCCGGGGCAAACCGGCATGTCGCGAAAGTAGCTCGGATGGGAATTGATCTGCGACCACATGTCATCGTCGAGCATGCTCTTGTGGTCGACACCGAACATCGCCGGGAAGTGGGCGTCGAAGTCAGCCATCACGCCATCGAGGTCGAGATACAGACGGGGCGCGCTCATGCTGCGGTCTCCGCGTCTCCGAAAACATCCGGGCGCAAATCATGCCGCGAAATGCCAGTGATGCGCTCGACATCGAGAACGCGCTCTGCCGGGACCTTCTTCCACTGTGATACGGCCTGGGAGGTCACTCCACCCAGTGCCTTTGCTAGGGCGGCAGGGCCACCGGCTTTCTCTTTGGCTGTTTCGCAGATGTTTTCCATGCGCCAATTGAAAGCATATCTTTCAACAAAGTGCAAGCATCTCTTTCGGTGAAAGAACGACTTTCGTGATGCATAGTCGCGCAATGGCATCGAAACGAGAAATAGACGTGGCTCGTGGTGAGCGGATCAAATTGGTTCGCACCAAAGTCATGCATATGAAGTCACAAGAGAAATTCGCCGAAGCGATAAGCGCCCTCGGGAAAGTCATCACCCGCGGCGCTGTAGGCAATTGGGAGTTAGGAAAAGAGGTGTCGCTCGATAGCCTGACAGCCATCTGCGAGCTTTCTGGGGTTGATTTGAACTGGCTGGCTTACAACAAAGGTGAAGCTCCAGTCATCGAAACCATAGCAGAGACCGGCATCAAGCGTCCGTTGATCAGCTCCTTCGATGATGCCGATGTTCCTCCTGAAGAGATCGACCCCGATTGGGACGGTGAAGGCGCTGGCTATGTTGATGGCCAAATCATATTCGACGCTAAGCTTGAAGGCGGGCGGCCTGAGTTCTCTAACAAGCCGGGCCTCGGCGAGGGCCAGACCGATGATCGAATGGCCCGTGTCAATTCCAACGGAATCGCTTCTGGGCATCCTGTCGTCAATGAGTGGGTGATCCCGCCATCGTATGTTCGGAATGCTCTAGATGCTTCACCGACGCAGATAATCATCTTACCTGTGGTCGGGAATTCGATGCTGCCAATTCTAGCCTCGAACGACCGCATCATGGTTGACGTGTCGCAGAATGCTTACGCCGGTGAAGCTGTCTATGTCATCGACGATGGCGACGGGGTGTTCCAGGCTAAGACCCTAAGGAAGGTGATGTCTTCATTCCCGCCGGTCTTCGAAATTGTCTCTGAAGCCAACGTGGCAGCGCAGCCTATCAAAAGACGTCATGATGAGTTCCGCATCGTCGGCCGCGTCGTCGGCCGCTTCACGCGGATGTAGAGCCACATGACATTGTCGGAGGAGCAATGGCACCTTCTCGCGACCGGTGCTTTTGCTACTCCGGTGCGGATCATCACTATCGATCCCACCTTATCGGTGCGCATGGGCGTAGGAACGGTATCGGTCTGGATCCGCCCTGAGTACGTGCAAAAGATCCGGTTCAAGCACGGGACGCCGCCTGACCTGTTTCAGCATATCCCGACTGTGATAAGAACTGGCGCTGCCTATGTGGACGCTCGCGACGGTAACTGCCTTCAAATCTACCACGAGATTGATGGGAAGACGTATCGCCTGGTGCTCAAAGGGATACCGCTCTCGAACGAGATTTGGGTATCAACCTTTCATTACATCGGAGAATCGGAAGCGCGCCGGCGGCTTAAGAAAATGAACCGGATACGATAAAGGCCCGCCAAGGCGAGCCATTTAAAAAATTAGATGCCATTTTGAAGCGCTATACAGCGTCTCTTCAGCGAAGAAGCTGCAAAGCTGATAGCATGAAAACCATTAACCATCAAGCCCAACGGCCCGTTGACAGTCTGTGGAGAGGTCTCAATATCAGTCCCGTACGTGAGACGCGGTAATCAGCCAAGGCCGTCCTCCCCGCAAGGGTGTAGAGTTTCTGGGTAGTTGGCGCCCAGGCGTACGGAAGCCCCGCTCCGGCGGGGTTTTTCTTTGTCATAGACACACTTCTAGCTATCAAGACGTTCTACCTCAAGTGAGAGGCCTTCCGTCCTTTTCGCCCTGCCCTATGACGACAGGTCGGGATGCTATCAAGCCAGGATATCCGTGACTGCCCGTATTCACCGGTGGGCCAACCCGTCTCAATACCTTGAGGCCATGTTGTCACGTTTACTCTTCAAGCCGCATCCAAGCCATTCAGACGGCGTCTACCCGTCCTGACTGTCCGATCCAGACTGGGAATCGGCAACCGCGTTGGGATTGATTTGCCGGAATGATCGGCGGCGCGGGACAAGCCCTTTGAAAACCGCTGCCTTTGCACCTCTGAACGCTTTATCTTGGCGGGAACCTCCGATCAGACCCAAGATTTCGCGCTTTTCAGCACCTTGAAGCAGCCTGCCCTATTTCATCAATTGTTGTGATGTGTTAGGCGTTTTCTATCACGAATAGCTGTTCAAGCGCCGGTCGGATCATCCCGCCGGCGCTTTTCTTTTACCCAAATGCAAAATTGAAAGCAATCCTTTCTTTTCTTGTTGCGCCTTTTTGAAAGATGTGCTTTCATAATCCTCATCAACCGAGCACGAAGACGCCTCCGGCAGATCTGCTCTAACGAGGATGAGGACGGAAAATGACCGAGGAAGATCTCGCAAAATTCATGTCGGAAAATGCGGAGTCGATCAAACAGGCCGCGCAAGCCGCCATCGTCGACAAGATCCAGCAGACGATCAAGTGGAACCTGCCTGACAGTGTGCAGACCACGATCAACAAGTTCTTCACCGACGAGATCGTCCCAGAGGTTTCGAAGTACCTGGCTGACCAGAAGGGCCCGATCCTCGAAGCCGCGAAGGCATCGGCCGCCGCACTCTCGGATGAGCTGGCCAAGAAGATGTTCGAGACCTGCGTCAAGAACATGGACAGCTACAAGGCCGAGGAAGTCTTCAAGGCGCTGCTAGGCGTCAAGGGCCGGTACTGAGGCGGGTATCACCAGATCGAAGGATCAGTGCAATGGCATCCCATTTCGACGACATCATCGAGGCGGCGAATAAAGCCCGCTCACAGTTCTCGGTTCTCGGCCGACAGTCCGACAATGCCGAAGTCCTCAAGGAGCTTTCGGCGGAGCTGGTGAAGGCCATCGCCGGCCTCGTGTGGAGCGCCGGCGGGGACAACGACTATCTCGAGCCGTGGGTCGAAGGCGTGTCCGACGACATCGATCGCTGCTTCCTTTCCATGAACGCCAGACGGGTAGGCCATAGCGCTGCCGCTCGTCTTGAGCGTCACTTTTCCCAAGCTGCGGAGTAGACCGATGACAAATGTAATCATGGATTCCGGCGATGTTGCCGAACTGCTCGGCACGGATGAAGACGCGCCGGAAAGCAGCATGGAAGCCCGCAAGGAGCCGGAAGGCAAAGGCATCGAGTTCCACGTCGCTATGACGGACTGGACGCTTCGTGACATGGAAGACCTGATCGTCCAGGCTGCGGCACAGCAGCTCATCGGCCGGATGGGCAAAGAGCCGTTGGCAAAGATGATCGAAGCCAAGTGCATCGAGCTCGTCAGCCAGAAGTGCAACGAACACCTCGCGAAGGTGACGGCCGAAATCATCGACCAGCCAATTATCCCGGTCGGACACACCACCAAAGACCCTGTGACCATGCGGGAATTCATCGGCCTCACAGGTCGGGCATTCCTTTCCGAACGTGTCGACTACAACGGCGCCCCCAGCAAGGACACATGGAACGCTCGGGATCAGAAGACCCGTGTTCAGTACATCGTCGAGCAGAACATGAACGCGGCCTTCAAGAAGGAAATCACAGCGGCCACAAATTCCGCCATCGTCGAGGTGCGTGCGGCTTTCGAAGCCCAGCACAAGGCGTTTATCGAAGCTGAGAAGGCTCGGTTCCGCGAAGCTCTCGCCAAGACGACAGGTGCGGCATGACCTACAGCAAGCACACACCCGGTCCGTGGAAGGCTACGTGCCTAGACCGCTCAAGCCCGCCGAAGGTCATGTACTGGGATATCGAGCCCGTCCGAAAGGATGGTGAAGACTATCGTGGAGACATTGCTTCCGTCCACGCTTCTGAGAACATCGGCGGTATAACCGTTGAGGAGCGGGATGCGAATGCCCGCTTGATCGCCGCCGCTCCCGATATGCTCCAGAAGGGCAAGCATCTCGCCGTCAAGCTCGCCGAGGTTTATCGCGCCGCCGGCCAGAGCCCGAAAGACTGCCAGGCAATCCGCGAATGGATGGAAGCCGTTGCCAATGCGGAGGGCCGGTCATGAACGACAACCGCCTCACCTCCCGTTTCTCCATCAAGCTCTCCGAAGCCGAAGACAACATCATCAAGGCAAACGTCGCCCTTCGTGCTGCTGAACATGCAAAGGCCTACTGGGAACGCCGTATCGCTGAAGAGCAAGGCGCTGATTTCCGGGGTGAAGTCCCGGCGCTTAGATCGGCGGTGCTGTGATGGGTGATATCGTTGACCGCCTGCGGGAAGTCGCCGGCATCGAGACAGGATTGCTCTACTCGCGTCGCACAATGTTGAAAGAGGCCGCTGACCTCATCACTGCACTTCGAGAGGAGGCAGAAGACAAGGGCAAGGTTCTCGATGCCATCGAGATCGAACACGGCCTTACCAGTAAAGGTAATCTGTGGCGGTTTTGGTGTGACAAAGCTACCCGTTCCTCTCTCAAGTTCCGTGACCTTCATGACCAGATCGCCGCCAAGGACGCTGAGATAGCCAAGCTTCGCGAGGCGCTGTCGGAAGCCGTGAAGCACCTCGAAGGCGAGCCTGAATACCACGATCAGGGCATGGGCTGCGGCCTTGAGGATCGCGGCATCACCGACCGATACGACGCCATGTACCACGGCTGGGAACGGGCTATGGAGCGTGTCTACGGCGAGAACATCGCCTGGGCAAAGGACACCTTGAGCGCCGCTCTGGCGAAGGCAGGTGAAGCATGACCCGCTGCGACCTCAGAACCCACGGCGAGTGCGGATGCCAGCCCGGTGCGTGCAACCAGCGGCCCCGCGCTATCACCGCCCCGGTGTCGATGCCATCGCTCACTCTCACCTTCTCCGCCGCAATCGTATGCGGCGCCATCATCAGCTTCTTCGTCTTCGTCTCCATGCCGAGAGCGATGGAAGCCTCACACCGTCAAGCACTCGATCAGCAGGAGAATGTCGCTTGGACAAGATAATCGACAAGGACTCGTTCCAGTCCGTGGGTTCCATAGCAGGCGGCATCATCGCCGGACTGAAGGCTGAGCAGCGCTGGAATGGGAAGCAGATCATCCGCCGCGGCGTCTACAGCGGCGTTCCGATCGACGACTACCATGGCAACACCGATCTGTTTGACGGCTTCTCCATCTCTAGCTCCGGTCTGCGCTCCGTTCTCGATCGCCCGTCGCTCTATTGGGGGTTCTCTCCGTACAATCCGACGCCGTTCGATAAGCCGGAAAAGGACAGCCTGGAGTTCGGCAAGGCCGCTCACATGCTTCTGTTGGGCGAAGAGGGCTTCAAGGAGCGCTACGTGCTCCGCCCTGACGAGATCGAGGGCAAGGCATGGCAGGGGAACCGCACGGCCTGCAAGCAGTGGCTTGTCGACCAGAAGAAAGCCGGCCGCGTCGTCATGACGGAAACGGAGATCGGCCATATTCGGCAGATCGCATCAGCGCTGGCGAAGAAGGAGGCAATCCGCCTGGGCATCCTCAATGGCCGCATCGAGCGAAGCCTCTTCTGCAAGGACGGGGACATCTGGCTCAAGGCCCGTCCCGACGTCGTTCCGAACGATAGCGGCGATTTCGTCGACCTGAAGACCGCCGCATCCGTTGATGACGAGAGCCTGTCGAAGGCGATCTATAACCACGGCTACCATGTGCAGGCCGGCCTGCTCCGAATGATCGTCCGCCAGGTTCTCGGCGCCGATGCTTTCTCCAGCTTCACCTTCGTGTTCGTCGAGAAGGCCCCGCCATACGACGTGCGCGTTATGCAGCTCAAGGACGAGGATATTGACCTCGGCGAGCGTCAGGCACGCGTGGCGATCGAGACGGTGAAGCGCTGCCTGAAGGAAGGCAAGTGGCCAGGATACGACGGCTTCGAAAAGGAAGTCTCCTACGTGGAAATGCCGTCTTGGTCGAAAACTCGCATCAAGACTCAACTGGAAGCGGCGTGATGGCCGAGGAGACGATCACCATCACGCTCGATCGGGAATTCGCCGACAGGCTCTCCTCCGGCCTGTCAGACCTTCTTTGCTGGGCGGCCGGCTTCAACGCGGCTCTCTCGCCCTCCGAGGACCATGACCGCCGCCCGATGGGCATTCATGCCGCCCGCGAAATCAACATCAAGCTCAAGAGCGCACTGGACCGTGACGCTAAACAAGGGATGCCTTTCTGATGAACCAGCTAGCAGAACGCACTGAACGCCTGCCGATGGAATCCGTTGGCCTTTCCGCCACGGGCGCTGGCGCTAAGATAGCCCCGCAGAACCTTGGCGAGGTGGTCAAGTTTGCCGAAGTCATGTGCCGAGCCGATATCGCGCTCCCGAAGCATCTGCGCGGCAATGCTGGCGCATGCATGGCCGTCGCCCTTCAGGCCCTCGACTGGCAGATGAACCCATTCGCGGTCGCCAGCAAGTCATACTCGGTCAATGGCACGATCGCCTACGAGGCTCAGCTTATCGTCGCCGTCGTGAACACGCGATCCGGCATTGAAGGGCGCATCCGCTACCGCTTCGAAGGCGAAGGCGGTGATCGTGTCTGCTTCGCTGTCGGCAAGCTCGACGGTGAGGAGTTCGAAGTGCGGTCTCCTAAGTTCAAGGACATCACACCCAAGAACTCGTCTCTCTGGAAGTCGGATCCTGATCAGCAGCAATGCTATTACACCGGGCGCTCCTGGGCTCGCCGTTACACACCAGAAGTAATTCTCGGCATTTACGACCGGGACGAGGCTGAGCAGTTCGCCGGCCCCGACAACGCTCGTGACATCACCCCGCAGCCGACAGTCATGGAGCGTTTGCGCCAGAACGCCACACAGGAGGCCACCAGCGAGCGCGAGGGCTTTGATGAGGCATTCGTCCACTCCGAGACCGACGGCGCGTTCTCTGGCGATATTATCGAACCCACCCAATCCGGCGGCGCCCAGCCGGAGGCAGACGAGCCGCAGACCCCCACAGCTTCGTCTGCAGAGGGATCGGAGCCGCCCTACTCCGATCCCTCCACCAATCAGGATGACCCAGACCGCGATACCCTCATCCGGTATGCTCGGGACATCCTTCCCATGGCCGCCCAGAAAGACATCTCGCTCGACGCCCTGAAGGTGACCGACAAGGAATGGGCAGGCCCGATCAGCAAGATGACAGAGGCCGGCGTGTCGAAGGCTCGCCAGATCAACAACTCGTCCAGATCGATCTTCAACGATCCGGAGAAGCTGGAAGGCATCATTGAGCACTACGCCGAGATGCTGGATTGCTCTGTCGACGATCTGCGAGGCTGATATGACCTTTGCAAACGTAATCGCCTATGTTCTGGCCGCCTTTCTCATGGTTTGCGGAGGCGGATGCGCGCTGGTGTTCATTTCTGGTAGGTCGAACGGGAAGGAGCTGGAGGCGGTTGGGTCTGCTATCGTCTTCCTCGGGTTTGCATGGCTTGTTGCCTGGTTAGGAGGCGTGTGATGAGCCGAACCGTTGATGAATGGATCGGCCAGACCGACGACACACGCGCGCCACCGCGCGTAAGAGCCCGCATCTTCGACCGGGATAGCAGCTGCCACCTTTGCGGCCAGCCCATCCAGATAGGCCAGAAATGGGATCTGGATCACGTTAAGGCGCTGATCAACGGCGGAGAGAACCGGGAAAGCAACCTGCGCCCGTCGCACCGCAAGTGCCATGTGGAAAAGACGGCCAAGGACGTGGCTGAAAAGGCCAAGGTGGCGGCTGTTCGCAAGAAGCACCTCGGCATCGCTGCCCCGAAACAGGCCATCCGCAGCGCCGGCTTCCCCAAGCGGTCGAAGCCCGATCGCCCATCCAAAGCCGCACTTCCCGCCGCCCAGCTTTACGCGCCGATACAGGAGACGAGACGATGACAAACTGGCAGTCTATCAGCAAGGCCCCGCCGCCGCTCTGGAAGGTGATGAGTCATGATTGAGTGCCGAACCCGCCCGCCTCTCCCCTCCCCACCAGAAAGGCAACTGATATGAGCGAGTCAATCAGCCGCGAGCTTCTCGGAAAGATCGTAGACGAGGTTTTCGACGGGGCTATCGAGGACGCATCTGTCATCGAGGATATCTATGCGGTCATCAATCGACATGAGGCCCCACCGCCCACTCATAATGTGGTACCGGCGGGGACGGTAGTTGGGTTGATAGATTGGAACGGTACCAAGGCAAGCGTGATTGATGCCGTGCTTGAAGCCCGATCTGCCGTGTACACTCAGCCCGCTGAGCTTTCGGTTGGGGGTGAGCCAGTCGCCGAAATCGTGACAGCCACGACGCCAGCAGCCGAGATCCTGTTCGGTAGGGATATCAAGTTCCTCGTTGATCAGCGCGATATTCCGATTGGGACGAAGCTGTATGCCGCACCCGCTGAGCTTTCGGTAGGAGAGACCTTTACCCGTGAGCAGATGCTGGCAGAGGTAGAGCGCCGCGTAGAGCGAGCGTTGGCGGCCCGCGAGGCACTAGCGCCCGCAGAGCTTTCGGTTGGGGTCGAGGAAGCCGTATCAGCGGCCATCGAGCCAATAATCCGTCAGTACCCAATCGGGAACTGGCGCGACCATCAGGTCAAGGAGGCAGTGCGCAATGCGGTTGTCGCAGGCCGCGCTGAGATCGAGCGCCTCGAAAGCCTTCACCGCACCGAGATCGCCGACATGGCCGAACGCTTCCGATCGGTGAACGTGAGCGAGGCTATGAAGCAGCTTGCAGACATCCTGCCGGCAGCATCCGCAGAGCATGTGCTGGCACTTGAAAAGGCTGCTGAAGCGTTGAGCCCTCTTGCCGACGCTGTCTTCAACGACAACGGCGACATGACCGTCTCCGTGCCGCTGCTGTCTGCGGAAGATTGCATCCAGGCGTATTTCGCAGTGAAGCGCATCCTGGCCGCCCTCAGTGCTTCGGAGGTGCAGGGATGAGAGGACCGTGCAGCATAGAAGGTTGCGAAAAGCCGATAGACGGTCGAGGGTATTGCAAGAGCCACTATCGCCGTTGGCAGCGACATGGTGACCCGCTCGGCGGCGGAATCACCAAAGGCGAAACACTTCGATACATCCAGACCACCGTGCTCTCCTACGAAGGCGACGACTGCCTGATATGGCCATACGGTTACGACGGTAGCGGGTATGGATCGGCTCACTATGAAGGGCGGCATATCCGCGCGCACCGCCTCGTGTGCACCTTGGCCTACGGCAAGCCGGACGATCCTGAATTGCAGGCGGCTCATACATGCGGCAAGGGAGACCAGGGGTGTGTGAACAAGAACCATCTCCGATGGGCAACACGCGTCGAAAACGCTAACGACCGGTATGCGCACGGCACCATGTCCCTCGGGGAGCATTCGTGGAAGGCCAAGCTCACGGCAGATCAGGTTCTAGACATCCGTCAACTCGCCGGCGCAGGCATCCCCTATACCGAGATCGCCAGGCGGTTCGGAGTTTCCGATGGCCACATCGGCAAGATAGTTGCCTACCAGAAATGGAGCTGGCTTAGCGACGAACGCGACCGCCTACGCGGCATTGCTCGCCTACATGAAAAGATGAAGGCAGAGAACGAGCGGATGGACAGGGAGGGCAGCGAATGACCAGAGCAGCAATGCCCGACTTCGAACAACTGCTGGCCGACTTCCTCGACGCCCTCGATGCATGGGGCTGCGACGATAATCTCGATCGCGCCAAGCAGATCCTCGACTTCCAACGCGAAGGGTATTGCCTCGCCGAGTATCTCGATGAGCAGCCGGCCCGTGACAAGCGCGAGGTGAACTGAATGACCGCGCCACTTCCCTACATCTACCGCTGGGACCGCCAGGGCCGCAAAGGCCAACCCTGCGAGGTTCTGATCCGCACCAAAGTCATGAATAGCTGCTTAGTCCGGTTCTCGGACGGATACACGATGGTCACCAGCCGGAACGCGCTGCGCAAGGCGCCTGTGGCGATGCAGGAGGACAACGAATGACCAGAGCAGCACTCGACCCAGCCTTCCACCTGATGCCAAAGGATCAGCTGACACGCGTTTTCGATCAGCAGGATTGCGACATCGACCACGAGTTCCTTGGGTTCACCAGCATCTACCTCGCACTGGCATCGATCATACCAGTTCACTGGACGGTGGTTGATCTCGGATGCGCCTTTGCTC